GAGAATGCCCCGCGATGGCAATAAAAAAACCCCCGGCCACCCGAAGGTGACCGAGGGTCGAGTGAGGCTTGGGAGTCTAGTCTAAGGCTTAGACTGCCTTGCCCTGAGCCTTGGCCTTGCGAGCCTCGGCGATGCGGTCCGCGGTGCCGTCGTCCTTGGCCTTCGCTTCGTCTGCCTTGGCCTTGGCCTCAGCAAGACCGTCGATGGCCTTGGGCAGGAGTGCGGCGATGGCCTTCGCTACTTCGGGATCGCCACCGACGGAACCCATGAGCGATGCCGCGACGATTCCGGCCAAGCGTTCCCGCTCCACGGAGAGTGAGTAGTCGGGAGCCTTAGCCCCGGTCCCCTGATCGCCCTTGGCCGCGTCCTTGCAAGCCTTAGTCCCGCCACCATTCCGCCGAGCCGTGGACATCATGGCCTTGGCCGCCTTGGCCGGATTAGCCTCTCGCTTGGCCTTGGCACCGATCAGCATGAGACCTTCTACAGGCAAGGTAGCCGCCGTTGCGGCATCGGCCAGATAGCAACGCATGGCCGCGACGCTAGCGTAGGCCGTGGGCTTGGCCATTCCGGCGGCCATCATGGTACGCGCTGCGTAGGCCTCGGGTTCCTGCCCGTAGGCTTGCGGGACCTTGGCCGCGATGGCCGCAAGAGCGGAAGCGATCAGAGCGCGCATGGCACCACCTGCATTGAATGCGGCACGATGAAAGGCCAAGTGAGCCGTGAGTGCGGGACCCGTGAGCGCGACCTTGGCCGGAATCTTGGGAGCGACATAGGTCGGAATTGTGCCAATTGAAGCGATGACTTCGGGACGGAGTGCGTCAGACTTGGGAGCGTTCTTCGTTGCGTTCTTCATGGCATTACCTTTCGATTCGATTCGGGCTTTGGGAGTCCGGGAGTCCGGGCGTTCCCCAAGGCCATGCACGGAGTCTAGGGTATCTGGTCGGCGATGTCAAGTCCACTACGGGAAGCGTTCGGGAGTCTAAGCCTTAGACCGGACAATGAAACGGGGAGGGAGAAACTGAGAGAGGCCCAAGGCCCACCCATTCAACCCACGCCCGTTCCCTTGAGTCACTCCAACGGATCCCCTCGATTTGACTCATTCAAATCCTGCGGCCTGATGCAAGTGAACGCCCACGGGCGAACCGCGTGACCCCTATGGGGGGACATGGGCTGGCTGTAAATCAATTAAAGCCTCTCAGATTTTTTCCCCAAATTTAGAGGCTACCAAAATCTGCCCCACTTATTCACTTCTGTAGCACTTTCGATCCCACAACACCTGATCTCCAACCTTGGCCGTCTTCCAGCACTCGTTTAAAGCCTCTAGGAGGCTATTAGACGGCTCCGAGACACTCGGGGGTACCTTCGGTCGGTCTTGAGTCCCCGGGCCCTGTAAAGCCATTCCTAGACTGGTCAAGATCTCTGGGTTCTGACACATCAACTGCATCAGGCTAGTCTCCAAAATCCTGATCTTAGTCTCCGATAACCCTAGTTCATAGACAGCATTGATCATCTCCAGTAGTTCATGTACTAGAGAAGAGTAATAGGGTATACCCCTAAGATCCTTAGACAGGGTTACTCTAGGAGTAGGATAAAAGAAGAACTCCCCAAATTCATCCTTGGGCATCTCAATGTGATCCACAGGTACTACATAGGGCGACCACTTGATGTCCATGGGAGACTCCTAGGGTTAATGCTTGGCTCTATTGACCGACTTAGGGACGATCCTTAGATTCGTCCTACGGTTATCCCGGGGGTTACCGTTCTTGTGGTCAATGTCCTTGCCGTCACCCTTTCGGACCTTGCCTTCACGGGTCAACTGCCTGCGGACCTTGTTTCTATGGGCTCGGTCTTTCTTGTACTTGGAGGTACCGTGGTACTCTCGATATTCTTCTTTGTAGTCACGGTCTGACATTACTTGGCCTTCTTGTTGACCTTAAGACGGTTCTTGACCTGACCATAGGCAATTGCATATGCCTTGGCCTTGGACATACCCTTCTTCATCAGGGCTTTGACAACCTTCTTTGGCATTACTTCTTACCTCCGCCGCCAGTATTAGGAAGAGACTGAATAGTTGTTTGGGTTTTAATAGAACTAACATTACGCAAAGTCATTGCTCCTTTAGAAGTTGCTGCGGCAATTTCAGCCTTAATAATCTTAGGAGTCTTTAGGTTATTCTTTGATCCTCGGGCACGCTGAGACTGAATCTTAAGTTCAGGAGCAATAAACTTGTTCAACAGGGACATGATTACCTCTTTGCAGGAGAAACTTTAGGACCAGATGCACCGCGCATCCCGATCTTCATCTTTAGCCATTACCAAGCCTTACAAGACCAGTATCGGGCCTTCGTCTTGGGACCGGGGTTATCGCAGTTATGACGGGCCCTAAAGTTCTTCCTGCGACCCGGAATGTGCTTCTTGATCTTCATATTCGGATCACCGAACCGGACGATCTTGGTCTTGTCTCCATCCTTGACACACACGGCAGACTTCTTGGGTCCACCCGGGGTCCTGAAGGGCTTGTTGATCTTCTTACCGTTGCACGGACTTGGCATTGACAGCCTCCAGTAGTTCCTTGGGCAGAGCCTCGCGCAACTCACGCATGGCCTTTGCCAGCCCCGTAGCCGCCCTCAGAGAGCGTTCGTGACGGAGATGGTCTTCATACTTGGTCAGGGCGATACACGCTTTGTGGGTCAGATTAAGCGACCACTCAGTCACAGGCTCATCCATGTGTCACCTCTGGGCTTTCGCCCTACAGCGTGTTCCATAAACCGTTCAAGTTCACGATCCAACTCCTCTTCCTTCCGATTAGCCATCTTACGGTTAACATCCTGAGCCATCCGTTCAGCCCAGAAGCCTACGGCCATAGCCAAGACATCCAGTCGGTCATCGTAGGCCAGAGCCTTACGGACCCGGGTAATACGGGACATCTGCCACATAAGTGAATACTGGAGGGCCTTCTCCGTGGCATATGTTTTGGTGGACTCGTAATCGTTTCGGATGACCCCGGTGTCAAAGACCAGCCGATGCTGGTTCATAACAGGCTCTAGGGTGTCCACAATCCGGCGTTCCTTCTGGGTGTTGTGGCGAACTTCCTCAACCGTACACGGATAAATCTTCATCAGGTACGGCTTCAGCAGTTCAGAGAACATACCGTCGCCAAAGTTTGATTCGATGATGATCTGGTTGACAGACTGAGCCTTGTCAATGTTGACCAACTTGGTCATCGTGGCCTCGTCATAGCCGCCCTGTAGACCACCAGCAGCGGTCACATACAGGAAACCATTCAGCATCTTCACCACAGCATAGGCGGTTTCATTGTCGCCACGACCGCTAGGGTCGATAGCCATAATCCCACCCTCATAGGGAATCCACTTGCCTTGGATGTCCATAGGCCCGTAGTAACGGTCGCCATTGAACCCAACACAGGGGATGTCCTTGATGATGTTGTTCGTATTTGTGGCCCAGATGGGCTTTTCAGGGGCGTTTTCGGGGTTCAGACCCAGCACAATCAGGTCGCTCAGTTTCAGCGGGTACCTGTCTGCATCGCTCAAGGTGCTGTCCAGCATGAACTGGAGGGCAAACCCGGTACGGCCATAGGAGGCTTCACGCTCCATCAGATCCAGCGTGTTAAAACGCCTAGGGTCTGTGGGGTCACCAATGATGCCGTTCCGCAGGAAGGGAGCCAGTTTCTCCCCAAAGGCCACCTTCAGGCGTTCATCAGGGAACCGGGCAGGCCAGACACGGGTGTCATAGCCCTTTTCGTGCAAACCGTGGTAGATCGACTGCTCGGTCTGCGGCGTACCCAGATAAATCACCTCCCCTCCGGGTTTGAGGACCGCTTCAAACTCAGCAATCGATGCCTGCAACTTATCCCGCATCAGGAAGGTTGCAGAGTTATTCAGCGACTCAACATCGTCAGCAATGATCAGGTCAGCACGGCTACCCGTAATCTGACTGGTGATTCCCTTAGAAACAACACTAGGGGCTTGCGAAGCCGGAGCAGGACCAACATCGAACGCAATCTTGGAGTTTCTCTGGTCTTCCCTAGGCTTTAGGTGTTGGCAAATCGGAATCTCGTTGATCAATCTCAAAGTAAAA